TCGTTGATCTAGTGTAACGAATCTGTTATAATCAACAGATGCTAGACATCCTTGCTTACCTACCTGCAAAAAGAAAACCCAGTCCACAGGGCTGGCTGAGTTTCAATGCGGTATGTTGCACTCATAATGGCAACAGCGCAGACAAGCGTGGACGTGGTGGCATCAAAGCAACTGAATCGGGTTGGAGTTATCATTGTTTCAACTGCGCATACACAGCCAGTTTCATTCTAGGCCGCACTGTTAGTTTCAAAGCCAAGAGATTACTAGGATGGATGGGTGTGCCAGATAACGAGATTGAAATGCTCAATCTTGAAAGTCTGCGTCATCGTAGCATACACGGCATACTAGAAGATCGGCAACGAGTATTCAATGCGTTGAGTGCCATTGAGTTTGAAGATTCAGACGACTTTCCTCCGTTCTCGGAAGTGGTCACACCCGAACATCCGCTATACTGGGATTACATACGCCGACGCGGCGTGCCTGAAGACTTTCCCATAATGACATCAATTAAAACTGATGGAGTTCATTGGACAAGACCGTTTGTGTTGGTACCGTTTACATATGACAACAAAGTGATAGGTTGGTGTGCTAGATTTTTAGATGACAAAAGTCCAAAGTACATCAATCACTCACAACCGGGCTATGTGTTTGGTACAGATCTACAACATGCAGACTGGCAAAATGTGCTGGTGACAGAAGGCATCTTTGATGCACTCTCAATTGGTGGACTTGCTGTGATGCACAATACCATTAGTGATGCACAAGCAAGATTGATACGCAGTCTTGGACGTGAAGTAACTGTGGTACCAGATCAAGACACAGCAGGTGTAGAGTTAATTGATCGTGCTGTGGAACTGGGTTGGGCGGTGAGCATACCTGAGTGGCCAGAGGGTTGCAAAGATGTTAATGACGCTGTGATAAAACTAGGGCGATTAGGAGCCTTGCTAACTATTATGCAAGCAAGAGAAACTAGTAAAATTAAAATAGAAATAAGGAAACGACAACTTGCTAAAAGAATACGGACTTGATGTCCAAAGACTATTTCTAGAAATGATGCTGGAAGACGCAACAAGTTATGTGCGTGTTCAAAACATTTATAATCCGCAGAACTTTGACCGAAGTCTAAGGCCAGCGGCTGAGTTCATTAAAGAACACACAGATGCTCACAAGACCATGCCTGATAGATCACAGATCTCTGCAACCACAGGGGTCAAACTGCAGCCAGTACCAGACTTGAACGAAGGTCACTACGATTGGTTTATGAGTGAGTTTGAAGCATTTACTCGCCGCCAAGAACTTGAACGTGCAATTTTAAAATCAGCAGACCTGTTAGAGAAGGGCGAATTTGAACCGGTTGAAAAACTCATCAAAGATGCAGTACAAATATCACTCACCAGAGACATGGGCACAGATTATTTTGCAGATCCCGCAGGTCGTATCAATCGATATTTCAACTCAGGTGGTCAGGTCTCAACAGGTTGGCAGCAACTGGATAGATTGTTGTATGGTGGATTCAGTCGTGGTGAACTAAACATTTTTGCCGGTGGATCTGGTTCGGGCAAAAGTTTGGTCATGATGAACATTGCTCTGAACTGGATACAACAAGGCCTGAGTGGTGTTTACATCACACTGGAACTGAGTGAAGAACTCACAAGTTTGCGAACAGATGCCATGTTAACAAACATGAGCACCAAAGACATTCGCAAGGATATAGACACAGCAGAACTCAAAGTTAAACTTGTGGCCAAAAAGTCTGGCAACTATCAAGTGAAAGGCCTGCCAGCACAAAGTAACATCAATGATATTCGTGCGTATTTGAAAGAGTATCAGATTCAAACAGGCAAAAAGGTAGACTTTGTGATGATTGACTACTTGGACTTGCTGATGCCTGTGAGTGCCAAGGTCAGTCCCAACGACTTGTTTGTTAAAGACAAGTATGTGAGTGAAGAATTGCGTAACCTGGCCAAAGAACTTGGGGTACTAATGGTTACTGCATCGCAGTTGAATCGTAGTGCAGTGGAAGAGGTTGAATTTGATCATAGTCATATCTCGGGTGGTATCAGCAAGATTAACACTGCCGACAACGTGTTTGGCATTTTTACAAGTCGTTCTATGAAAGAGCGTGGCAAGTATCAAATTCAATGCATGAAATCGCGTAGTTCAACAGGTGTGGGACAAAAGATTGATTTAGAATACAATATTGAAACCATGCGTATCACAGACGAAGGCGGCGACGAAGGCACAGGCTACAACAAGCCACAAAGCAATATCATGGATTCAATCAAGGCTCGCAGTCAGGTTAAACCTGCAGAAGGTGACGCCAGTACACCACCTTGGGAAAGAGCCAAGCCCCGAGAAGATTTTGATTTAGAAGCACCCAAGGTCACAGCAGATGTACAAAGTGCAAAACTAAAACAATTATTAGGACAAATTAAATCTCAATGACATGTATTGACATTTATAAAAATATAAACATTGTTGCTAGGCAGAATGTATTAGCAATTTCCCCTTGTTGTATATCTCCTATACGCCCGGCTGAAGTAGTTGATTTTTTAAACAACGAATACCTTGTTAGTCTTCGCAATGAGATATCTACTGGACAGTTACCAACAGCGTGTAGTATTTGTAAAAATGCCGAATCTGCTGGACTAACAAGCCGTCGGCAAGGTAGCAACTCTTGGTACAAAGACCACAACCTTGACAATGTCAAGGTTGAACTAATTCGCATGGATTACTGGACTGGTGACACATGTAATTTGGCTTGTGTAATATGCGGACCGCATAACAGTAGTGTGTGGAAGCAGGAACTTGGACTACCTATAGAATTACAAAAATCAACGGCTAATCAGTTTTGGAAAACTATCGACTTGAGTAATATACAATTCATACATTTCAATGGCGGCGAACCGTTGCTGAGTAAAGAGCATGTGAAATTGTTACAGGCTATTGAGCACAAAAAACAAGTACATTTAAATTACAACACCAACGGGACTATATTACCAAATGAAGAGTTGTTGAATTTGTGGGGGCAATTTAAGTTGGTGCAACTTGATTTCAGTATCGATGACATTGGTGAAAGATTTGAATACCAACGGTTCCCTGCAAAGTGGGCTCAGGTGACAGATAATCTGCATTGGTATATTGATAATGCGCCGCATAATTGTATGTTTGCTACTAATACCTCGGTTGGTATTTTAAATTATGCCACCCAGGACAAATTGCTAACATGGCTGAAACATAATTTTTATACCACAAGATTTACAGACCCGATAGAGCATAGACAACAACTTACTCACGGCATGTTTGCACTAAAAGATGCAGACAAAAGAAAATTCAAAATAATTGCTACCCTAGATTCTATTGATCAACGTCGTGGCACAGATTGGCGTGCCGTATTGCCAGAATTGTCTCAGCAGATATGCAAAGTTCAAAACTAAAACAACTACTGGGTCAGATTAAATCAAATTAAGCGTTCACTGCCTTGATAACAACAAAGTTCAACACAATGGCTTCGCCTAGAGAGCCTGAACTCATGTTGCCTATTGAGATTCTACAACTGCCGGTTGCAACTGCATCGCACTGAACAATGTATGCACCAGCGGTGGCTCCAGACCCGATACAAACCATCACAACATCTGTGGCAGCAATCACACTATTGGTCAATGTAAAACTGACTTCTGCGGCTGCACTCAAACTGGCGTTGTTCATGGTAATTTGACCGCAACGCTTGTTGAGTGTGACACCAGTTGCTTTACTAGTGATCTGGGTAACAGCACCGCCTGTGCCTGTTGAATAACCAACAGCAGATTCGGTGCTACCCAGCAGTGGTCGATTTAGATCATAGATAGTAATAGTGGTACCACCATCCACAGTTGAAAATTCAAATTGATATGTACCTGTGGCCGCAAAAGTAATCACATTTGATGCATAACCTTGAAGGCCTGTGGTTCCCAGCGTCACAGCTGCAGGCAAGGTTAGTGTGTATGAAGTATTTGTTACATTTACAGCAATCTGTATGATGCCTTGACCCCCACTGACAGGAAAGTTATTGAAATTTAAACTGATTGAACCAGTGGTTGAAATATACTGATATTGACCGGCGCTGTAGTCAATGGCTATGGACCCAGAAGTTGCTGCATTTTGCAAAAAAGTATAACTGACATCTTGTAATTTAACGGCGTATATCAAATTATCCGCCATGTTGTTGTTTAGAGTGGTGCCTGCTAGAGCAGCTTTGAAAATACCATTGTTTTGTAAGTCGGTGATTTCAGTTTCGGCATAACTAAAATTGGTTTTAATATTGGTAAAATTATCTCGGAACCCCTGTGTGTTGTTGGGTTGGCCAGCCACTGGATAGGTGCCGTCTACGTTGTTTGGGTTGATTTGACTTGTCATAGGTATTCCTGTATAGTAGATATTTATTTGAACTTGATATACACTAAATAATCCAAAGGCCCAGATCGAATGCAGAAAAAGACCCGTAGTTTACTAGAAGAACTAGACTCGTTGTATGTAGAGCGTGATCGTCGCCTGATAATTGAAACT